TAGCTGGTTTAATTACCAAAGAAGGAGCATTTGGAAAGTTAGCCGATTCTGGTGCTTTAGGAATTGCTGGGAAATTTGTATCAAAACATCTTAATGATGACAAAAGTTCTGACGTTGCAAAGGAAGCAGCTGCAAAAGAAGCTGCTTTAAAAGAGGCTGCCAATAAAGAAATGGCAGCACTTGCAAGCCAATATCGCTCAAAACAATCTGAGCCTACTGGCGGTGTTGAGGGATACAAATCCTATAAAAAAGGCGGTAAAGTTAAGTCTGCATCCAAGCGTGCAGATGGCATAGCAATTAGAGGAAAGACTAGAGCATGAGACCAAGTCGTGGCATGGGCGCCATAATGCCTACTAAGATGCCAGGTAAGAAAACGATCAAACGCAAGGACAATCCAGAGGATGTGGAGATGTTTGCGGGTGGTGGACTTTATGCCAATATCGCTGCCAAGAAACGCAGGATAGCTTCTGGGTCAGGCGAGAAGATGCGTAGCGCTGGTGCTAAAGGTGCTCCTAAGAAAAGTGATTTTGCAAATGCTGCTAAAACGGCTCAATACAAAGAGGGTGGTACGGTTAATAAAGCTGGTAATTATACGCAACCTGGTATGCGTAAGGCTTTATTTAATAGTATTAAAGCATCGGCTACGCATGGTACGGCAGCGGGTCAATGGTCAGCGAGAAAAGCACAGCTCCTAGCTAAACGTTATAAAGAAAAAGGCGGCGGGTACAAGTGAAATGGTCAGACAAACGCAAAAAGTCGATCAACTGCGACAGCCCAAAGGGGTTCTCGGAGAAGGCTCATTGTGCGTCAAAGAAGAAGATGGCAGGGGGTGGTTTAGCAAAATCACAGCAATCTTTAAAATCTTGGGGAGACCAAGACTGGCAGACCAAGTCAGGCAAGAAGTCGTCCGAGACGGGCGAGAGATACCTGCCCAAGAAAGCAATACAAGCGTTAAGCCCAAGCGAGTACGCAGCAACAACACGAGCAAAGCGGGCGGGAAAAGCACAGGGAAAACAGTTCGTGCCCCAGCCCAAAGGAATAAAAGCAAAAGTAAAACCGTATAGGAAAATATGACTACTACAGGTACCACAGCTTTTAACCTAGACATGAACGACCTCATTGAGGAGGCGTTTGAGCGTTGTGGTTTAGAGCTTCGATCTGGTTATGATTTTAAAACCGCTAGACGGTCTTTAAATCTGCTTACTATTGAGTGGGCCAATCGAGGTATTAATTTGTGGACTGTCGAGCAAGGGCAGATCATAATGAACACGGGTCAGGCTATTTATCCTATTCCAGTGGATACGATTGACCTCTTGGATACTGTGGTGCGTACTAATAATGGTCAGGGTAATAATCAGATTGACATCAATATTAGTCGTATTAGCGAGTCTACATACATCACCATTCCTAATAAAAACGCTACAGGGCGCCCTATTCAGGTTTGGATTAACCGACAGTCAGGTAACGTTGCAAACGTCTCACAGGCTGCTTTAAATGGTGCTATAACCGCAACTGACACAACCATTACTTTAGTTAACGCAACATATTTACCTACTCAGGGTTTTATTAATATTGATAATGAGACTATTGGCTATCAGAACATCGTAGGAAATCAAATCTTAAACGCTTGGCGGGGTCAGAACGGCACAACAGCGGCAAGCCACACAACAGCTACGGCGGTATATACCAACAATTTACCTTCAATTAACGTTTGGCCTACCCCTAACCCACCAGGAACCCAATACACATTTGTGTATTACAGAATGCGTAGAATACAAGACTCAGGTACTGGTATTAGAACTCAGGACATTCCGTTCCGCTTTATACCTTGCATGGTGGCGGGCTTGGCTTATCAGTTAAGTGGCAAAATGCCTGGAGTTGATCCAAACAGAATAATGATGCTTAAAGCCGACTACGAACAGCAATGGGACTTGGCGTCTAGCGAAGACCGAGAAAAAGCCCCTGTTCGTTTTGTCCCCCGTAATATGTTTTACAGCTAATCATGCCTAGTAAATTTAGTAGTGGCAAATATGCAATTGCCGAATGTGACCGATGCGGTCAGCGGTATAAACTAAAGGAGCTTAAAAAATTAGTTGTTAAGCAACAAATAAAGAATATTTTGGTATGCCCTAGCTGTTGGGATCCAGATCAGCCACAATTGTCATTAGGCTTGTACCCAGTAAATGACCCACAGGCTGTTAGGAATCCGAGACCAGACGTAAGTTATTTAGTATCAGGGCAAAGCGGCTTGCAGATTAACCAGACGGGCATTGGCCCAGACGGGTTTGGTAGTCCAGAAATGGGTAGTAGAGTAATACAATGGGGTTGGAACCCTGTAGGCGGTAGTAGGGGACCAGATGCAGGATTAACCCCAAATGACTTGGTACAACAAGTAATTGTTGGTACAGTATCGGTAACGACAACTTAAGGAGTTGAAAATGTTTAAAAAAGGCGCAGATGGTATTACTAAAACTGGCAAAACCGAAGGTAAAAACCTAGGTGATTCAGGTCCAACAGTAGCTATTGAAAAAGGTCCAAAACACAGCGGCTCTAAAGGCGGCAAAACCAATGCAGATATGAAAAAAATGGGTCGTGGTCTTGCAAAGATTGCTGCTCAAAAGAAAGGTTAATCATGGCTAAATTTTCTATGAAAAAAGGCGGCAAGGAAGTAGGACCTGCTGAGGTTTATGCTGCACCGCACACAATGGATGGTAAGAAAATAACTACAGTAAAATCTGCTGTTACTAAGCCAGGCAATGGCGTAGATCAGGTAAATATGTCTGTAGGCGGATATACCAAGAACAACGATCAACCAATTAACAAGCATGGTGAGATGAAACAGCGTGGATCAGGCGCAGCAACTAAAGGCTTTACCTCACGAGGCCCGATGGCATAATGAATTACGCACAGTTAACGCAAGCGATTCTTGACTATTCTGAGTCTTATGAACAGACTTTTGTAGACAATATTCCGCTTTTTGTCCAGCAATGTGAGGAGCGGATTTATAACGCCGTTCAAATACCTGCTATTCGTAAGAATCAGGTAGGCAACTTTACACAGAGCGACAAGTACCTTGCGTTACCTCCAGACTACTTAGCGTCCTTTTCGATGGCGGTTATTCTGGCTGATGGTAGCCAAGAGTTCTTAATCGACAAGGATGTTAACTTTATTCGGCAGGCGTACCCAAACCCTACAGATGAAGGCGTTCCTCGTTATTACGCCCAGTTTGAGCCGTATACATACATTATTGGACCGACTCCCGATCAAAACTACAATGTAGAACTGCACTACTACTATTACCCACAGTCTATTGTTATTGCTGGGACATCTTGGTTAGGTGATAATTTTGAAACTGTATTGTTGTATGGTTCGTTAAGAGAAGCCGTGATCTTCCAAAAGGGGGAGCAAGACATGGTTAGTTACTACGAAGCCAAATACCAAGAATCCTTAGCGTTACTCAGAGAACTGGGTGATGGTAAAGATAGAAGAAGCGCATACCGTGATGGACAACTTAGGCTGCCTGTACCTGGACCTGTTAGATAATTTTTAGGAGCAAAAAATGGCAATTACCCAAGCAATGGCGACAAGTTTCAAGGTTCAAATCTTGAATGGTCAGCATAATTTTTCAGCAAACACATTTAAATTAGCGCTGTACACCAGCTCTGCTAGTTTGGATGAGAACACCACTGCGTATACAACTAGCAATGAAGTAGCTTCAGCAGGTAACTATTCTGCTGGTGGCAATACTTTGTCTGTTAGCGTAACCCCAACAAATACTGGTAACGTAGCTTTTATCTCGTTTACTAATAGCTCTTGGGCAAATGCAACGATTACTGCTAATGGCGCTTTGATTTATAACGCTAACTTAGCAAACGCTGCTGTATGCGTATTAGCTTTTGGTGGTGATAAGACATCGACCAACGGTACTTTTGCGGTGAACTTCCCAACAGCAGACGCAACTAACGCAATTATTCGTTTGACCGCTTCGTAATAGGAGAGCCAAATGGCTTTGGTCTTAAAAGATAGGGTTAAAGAATCCAGCTCTAGTTCGGGTACAGGCAGCGTAACACTTGCTGGTGCCTTTACAGGCTATCAGACTTTTGCGTCTGCAGTAGCTAACGGTTCTACTGTTTACTACACAATCCACAATACCACTTCACCAAATGATGGAGAGTGGGAGGTTGGTCTTGGCACGTTTACGTCTCCAGCTACATTAGCTAGGACTACGGTTCTTTCTTCGTCTACAGGCGGGACCAAAGTTAGCTTTAGTTCGGCAAGTACTTTAGAAGTATTTATTACACAACCAGCCGAAGAAGCGATTTATTTAAACAATGCTACTGGCTTAGTGGAAATTGGTGGTAATGGCACAAATACTGTGTCGTTTACTAATATCAACACGACTAACTTAACGGCTACAACGGTAACACTTACAAACGGAACAATTACTACTAACGCTGCTAATGCCACGGATATTACAAACAAACAGTATGTAGACGGTTTAGTTACCTCTGGTATTCATTTTCACGAACCTGTTTTAGTTGAAGAAGATGTAGCTTTAGTTGCTGTATATGCCCAACCAAACGGCGCTAGTAATGGCGTAGGCGCAACACTTACAAATAACGCTGCTAATGCTGCTCTTGTTGTTGATGGTGTAAGCGTATCTAATGCAGCTCGTATTTTGGTATATGCACAGGCTAATGCGGTACAAAACGGTGTATATACAGTTACTAATCCAGGTAATGCTTCTGCACAGTGGGTATTAACCCGTGCAACCGATGCTGATACATTTGGTTTGACTAGTTCTGATAATTTAGGAGAAGGTTCTACTTTCTTTGTATCGTCTGGTAATACAGGCGCTGGTCGGACGTATACATGTAATACAACAGGCACAATTACATTTGGCACTACAGATATTACGTTTGCGCAAATTAGCTCTTCTCAGATCTACGCTGCTGGTACAGGTCTTAACCTTTCCAACTTAACATTTAGTATTTCAAATACAGCCGTTACTGCCGCTACTTATGGCGATAGTGGCAACGTTGCTCAAGTTACAGTTAATGCTCAAGGCCAACTTACCAATGCAGCCAACGTAGCTATTAATGCTTCTAGTATTACAACAGGTACTCTACCTAATGCTCAGACAACTGCAAACTCTGCTAACGGCGCATCAACCATTGTTTTGCGTGACTCTACTGGCTCGTTTACGGCTAACACAATTACCGCAACGGATGTTAATTCAACTAACGTAACTGCAACCACAGGTTCATTTACTAACATCTCAGGTAATGCAGCTACTGTAACCAACATCAATGCCTCAAACATATCTAGCGGGACTTTAGATAACGCTAGAACCACAGGTAATACAGCAAATAGCGCAAGCACAATAGTCCTTCGGGATACAAATGGTAGTTTTGGGGCAAATATTATTTCTGGTGCTTTTAGTGGTGACGGTTCAGCAATTAACGCAATTAACGCTTCTAACATCTCGTCTGGCACGATTGATAATTCTCGTACTTCTGCAGCTTCTGCTAACGGAGCTTCTACGATTGTTCAGCGTGATTCGGGTGGTAACTTTGCTGCAGCCACTATAACGGCTGCAGTTATCGGAGACTTGTCTGGTGGTTCAAATATCAATGCGTCTAACATTGCTTCAGGGACTATTGCAAATGCAAGAACGACTGCTAATTCCGCTAACGGCGCTTCTACTATTGTTCTTCGTGGAGCATCAGGTGAGTTCGCTGCTGGAGCAATAACAGGTACATCTTTTTCTGGTAACGGCTCTGCTATTACAGCCATCAATGCTTCTGCAATTACTACGGGAACTTTAGACAATGCCAGGACTAATGCTACTTCTGCCAATGGTGCTTCCACTCTTGTTGTTCGTGATGCTAATGGTTCCTTTGCGGGGAATGTAGTTACAGGCACAACTGGTACGTTTACCTCGGTATCTGGCAACGGTATAGCTCTAACAGCTATTAACGCCTCAAACATTTCATCAGGCACGGTAGCCACAGCTCGTATATCGGGGTCGTATACAGGTATTACAGGTGTCGGCACATTAGTTGCAGGTACATGGAACGCAACCACAATCGCTGTAGCAAACGGCGGCACAGGAGCTACTTCGGCGGCTAATGCTTTAACTAATCTTGGGGCATATGCGGCCTCAAATCCTTCAGGATATGTTACTACCGCAGGCGCAAGGTCTGCTCTTAGTTTTTCCGCAGGCAGTGGAGCGTACAACTCGAGCACTGGTGTGATGACAATACCGACAAACACCAACCAACTAACAAACGGTGCTGGGTTCACAACAAATACAGGAACAGTTACTAGCGTTAGCGGTACAGGCTCCGCAAGTGGGCTTTCACTTAGCGGAACAGTAACAACTAGCGGAAACCTTACTTTAAGCGGCACTGTTAATAACTTGGCAGCTGGCACATATGGTATTAATACTACAGGTACTTTTGGGTCTGCGACTCCTAGCTTCAGTGCTTATGCAAATACTGGAACAAGTATTAATAACACAACATTTACGAAGATTAACTTCCAAGTAGAAGAGTGGGACACAGCAGGTAATTTTGCTTCCAGTCGCTTTACTCCTACAACTGCGGGATATTATTTAATTCAAGCAACTGTTCAATTAAATGGAAATCCAAACGGAGGATGGGTAGTAGTTGTTTATAGGAACGGCTCATCGTATAAAGCGGGTACTTTCCTACCCAACGCTAACATCGAACCAATGGCTCATGTATCTGCAATTGTTTCTTTCAACGGCTCGTCAGACTATGTTGAAATATTTGGATATCAATCTTCAGGCGGTACTCGGTCAACACTTGCTAGTTCTAACTATCATTGGTTTAACGCTGCCTACATAAGGGGTGCTTAATGTCGTTATATGAAAAACTATTACAACTATATCCTGAATTAACAGAAAAAGATTTTTCTCCTTTTAGTGGGACTATTATGTTGCAAAACGATAGTGACGGTCGTGGAGATTACATTGTTAAATGGGAGCACCCAACTATACCTAGACCCACAGATGAACAGTTAAGGGATTAATCATGTTTGCGGGATTTCCCT